AAATCTATCTCACTGGTCTTGCTCGCTGTTGGACTATAAGCCAGTTTTTGATCCTAAGTCAAATGCTAGCGACTAAGCCCCTTAATTGGGGCTTTTTTATTGCTTTAAAGACTAGGCTGATTTACTTGCAAACCAGCCTCTCAATGCTTTTGCGTGTTCGAGCAGTGAATCACCAGCACGTTCCATGCGCGAAGCATTTGCCTCCACCTCAATTTCTGACATAACTTCTTTTCTCGCGTAGCTCTTGTCACCTTCTCGCTTAATTGGATAACGGTCTTGCAAGGTCAAACCAAAAAGATCATTACTTACACCATTAACAAAATCCTCTGCTTTTTCGACAGGATCATGTCTCATTGCAAGCCGTTGCCTGACCATTTGTTTAACGTGCATAGTCGAAGCAAATTCAATCAACTGTGGCGAATGACAGTCAGGGTCAATCATATTAATAACCGCAACAGCAACAGCGTTGGTGCTAATAAAATCCACTTTTGCTTCTTCCATTGGCAATATTACTTGATCAATGAAAACATCTATTTGTGATGACAAACTATTTTTCAACATAATTATTTACCCATTCTTTTAGTTTAGGAATAAGGCTCAATGCCTCGTTGCTTTTCATGCCGTGTGTCCACTCATAAACAAGTGAATTTAGGCTCACATCAAACAGACCCATTTTGTCCATTCTAGAAAGTTCACCCCAAATATATAGAGCGTTCTTGTCCATGCGTTTGGGTTCTGGCTCTGGTGTTGCAATAATGTGGCTTGCGCTAGGCTTAGTTCCAGGCATTGTGATGGCAGCCTCAAACTCATCCTCTGGTACGTTGGCAAGTTTCTGCCATGTGCTGGATTGGTCTTTGGTGATGCCCATGTCGGATAGAGTTTTGATCTGCTTGGTCGAATCATCCGACTGAGCAGAATTAACGTGCTGGTTTCCTGTTGCCTTTTCAGTATCACGCAACATCTGCCCACACTTACGCTCTGCCCTTACTCGAATTAATGCACACTGCCTTTCTGCTTCCATATTGTTTGCTTGCTTTGCGTAGGCCTCAAGAGCTACCGCTTTGTCACGAATATCTTTCACTTCATCTACTTTTTCACAAATTTCAATGGCTGTGACCATCGCATCATACTTTACAAGTTCCATGTTTTCTCCACGTAAATTAGTCAATCATATCTTACTGATTAGCTTAACGCTGCTGTTTTTATCGCTTGAGATAATATTCAGCAACCAGCTTGCCTTTTCTATCAACCATTATTGACTCTATCTGATGTCCCTTCCCTCTGAGATCAAAAATCCTAGCGGCTAAACGCAATGTTCCGAATTGCCGTACAGCTTCTAAGCTAGTTAGGCGATTACCCGTTTTTAAATGCCTTAAAATTTCGATTGATTGACTCATTACTTTTCCTCCTGGTTTACAATTAAGTATTCGTCCCATGCGTTTTTCAGCAACTTTTGGATGTATGCAGTCATGTCCAAATGATGTGCTTTTGCGAGGATTCTCAACCGTTCTTTTTGAACATCATCTACGCGCATAATAAATTTTGGCTCTTCCGCCTTTTTCATTGCTTTATTCATTTTCCGCTGCATTTCACTAATCTCGGCCATACTTTTCTCCTGTTTTGCAATAAACTTTTAAAAAGTTGATTAAAATTTATTATCTAAACTAAAACCCAGTTGCTATGCATGATAATACTTCTTTAGCCGTTCTGACTGATGGTGCTTTTTCTGATTCTACTGACAGTGCGATTATGAAGAAACGGCCACCGTTGCTGTGTACTTCATATTCTGCCCCGTCCCCTGTTGTCAATATGACTGAGGTGACGCGTGTCTCTTCTTCTAACGCTACGACTTGTGCTAGTTCTACGAGTTCTTGTGAGTTCATAATGTCGTACTCCGTTGTTGTGGTCTTGCGGAGGTTTATCATAATCATGCTAATTAAGTATTGCAATCATTATTATCATCATTTAAGATGCAATCTCGGTTCACAAAAGAGAGTACAACAAATGGATAATCCTTTTGAAGAAAAACAACCTGGTAGCAAGTCATTGCGCCAGTTCAAACTGTCAGCAGAGTCTATTGCAGTGCTAGACCGTATTAGGAAAACAAATAAGGCAACTAATAGCGAGATAATCGAAACATTGTTATTGAAAGCTGGGCAAAACTTAGTGCGAGGAGAGTAAAATGCTTGATGCTAAAGAGTTAGCTGACCTCATATATGCCGATGGGCTTAAAAAAGACGACATTGATCTGCAAGAAATGAGCGATGCTTTGTTTTTAAAAGCCATGTTTAGCAAGAAAGTGTTGTCGCGCATTTGGATAGATGCAATGTGTGATGCTACTAGTGATCAAGAAAATAAGTTGTTTGAGGATTTTAATCGTGCAGTTGTAAATATTGATCGTCTTAAAGACTGTGACAGTGACTCGTGGGCAATGACTTTATCGAACTCAATTACTCTAACTCAAGCTCGTATTGGATGTTTAGTTATTAAACTTCTAAAGCAAGCCTGTGAGAATCATGTAAAAGAGAATGGCAAAGAAGTTCTGGAAGAAGCATTATCTTATGTAGACGACATGGAGAATGAACGTGATTACCCATAACAATAAAGATGGCAGTTGGGTTTGTTTTGAGCAGGGGCCGCTGCGTCCTATTGTGTCTGAAAATGACACTTTGGACGGTGCTATTAACAATCTTAATGAGATGTTTGGCCAGCAGTACGCTCAGGCAGAATCATTAACTGCTTTATCGCTGAAAAATGATCTGCTTTATACTTGGGGGAAAAAGAAATGAAGTTATTTATTATTTTAAGATTAAATGAATATGCTAATGATGGTTACGATTTTGGTGTCATTACAGAAAATAGATGGGAAATGTATGAAAATGATGAAGACATTCGTTTAATCACTACAATTGATATTGATATAAATGATTATTCATCATTTCTTGCTATCCAATCTGAAGTATTAGCAGCGAAGCTTATTGAAAAAGCTAAAGTTGATATGACAATGACTCTTGAAAAAGTTAAGGATTTTCAATCTAAATTTTTGTTAATTGGAGGCAGCGAATAATGCCACAGTCTGAATCTATTTGGGAAAACCTGAGCGCGATTGACTGCTCAAAACACGTTGACAAGAAAGGGGGTTTTGATTATCTGGCTTGGACCTGGGCATGGGCTATGGTTAAAGATCATTACCCATTAGCCAATTACCGTTTAGAACCTGACGTACACTATGCTGACGGCTCAATGGAAGTCAGGGTGACAGTCATTATCGAAGATCAAGAAGCGATTATGTGGTTGCCTGTATTGAATTTCCGCAATCAAGCCATATCAAACCCCAACTCATTTGATATTAACTCTGCCAGGATGCGATGCTTAGTCAAATGTTGCGCTGTTGGATTTGGTTTAGGTCATTACATTTATGCAGGTGAATCAGCACCATCAGCACCAGTTGAAGAAACTTTCACGCCTGCGCAACTGGCATCATTCAATATGATGGTAGCAAACGGTGACGGCTGGGCAATCAAGCGGTTTGGCAAGGCATTAAAAGATGCTAATCAGCAGCACATTATGGATGATTTATTTAACTCTGCTCCCAAAGGCCAGATAACAGCCCTCAAGAGCAAAGTAAGAGAACTGGTACAATCAGCCAACTCTGAACTTAAAACGATTGTGGCGGCCTTGCAGGAGGCCATAGCGAATAATTCAGGTGATTCTATTGAAGAAATCTATAATGAACTTGATCCTGAGAATATAGACATAGTAAATGCTGGTATGACCGAGATTGAGCATATTCAAATGAAAAAACTGACTGAGGAGGCGTGATGACTGAATTTGATACAACAATTTTACAACCCGTTGGAAGCCAATCAAAGCCATCTCAGGAGTGGTCAGACTGGCCTGTTACTGTTGAGTATGATTTTGATGATGGAGTCACAATTTTAGGTGTTCGTGATGAAAAGCCTTTTATGACAAAACCAGAAATGAATGCGTCACATAATTATTACCCTAAAGATTTAACAAAAGAACAAATTGGCTGGGTAGAATTAGCCTGTATCGAAAATCAAGAAAAACTTGATTATCTTAGCGAAAAACTTAATGAGCATATTAAATTCCGTAGCCAACGATTTGGAGGTGAGTAATGAAAATAGGCATATCTATCAGTATTGATGTTACAAAAATTCTTAAAGATCGACTGTATCAGGGGAAAAAAGGCACATATTTGGATTTAACGACTTTTATTAACACAGATGAAGCTGACCAGTATGAGAATCACGGTTTTATCAGTCAGAGTCAAACCAAAGATGAACGAGAAACAGGCGCAGAGAGAACCCCAATACTGGGTAATTGCAAAGTCTTTTATACCGAAGATAGCCAAGCTAAAGCCGAGGCACATTCTCAAGGTATTGCCGAGGCTAACAAGGCATTGAATGCTAAACCTAGCGTTAACTTTAATGAAGACGATATTCCGTTTTAAGGATGCCTATGGATACAAAAGATGAGGAAGTGTTGGTGTATAGGGCTATTGAAGCCCTAGAAGCCATTGCCGATGCCCTTAATGAAATAAATGAACGAGAGCGTAAAAATGATGAATTTACTATTAACCAAAAATTATTTGGAGCAGAATTTCCATGAGTAAACAAAACGCATTATTAGCTTTGCTAGTTACCTTTGTATTTACTGCTTTTATGTGTAGCGCACAAGAAGTTAAATACTGCAAGAACGCCAAGACGGGTGAGATTGTTGTTGTCCAGGCTGGCTATCCTTGTCCTTTCCCCACTCATAAACTATAGGATTATTAAAATGAGCGAACCAAAATCAGCACAACAAATAATTATGGCTTCAATTGCAGCCGAAGAAGAAGGCGTAACTGTTAACTGGAAACAAACGCTATTGCTTTATCATGATGCCGCAATTAAAGAAATTGTGCGGTTAACCGAGGAGCTAGAGCGCAGTCAAGAGGCTTGCGCTAATTTAAAACTAATAGATGAAACTGCTAGTTCTGACCCCATGTAACTGGAGTTCCACTGCGGGAATCGATGTGGGTGAAGGTGCTGTATCTGCCCACTGACATTCCCAAATCTTCTGCGTAATTAGCAATCCTTTCTGGTTCTACCATTTTCACCTGAATGTCTGCCGCTCTACCTTTTAAATGTTGAGACTTTTCACTGCCTCCTATTGCTGCGTTATGAGCAATACATCTACAGCCTGATGTTATCACTACTGCGGATTCAAAATGGCCCCTAATTGCCTCTAGGGCTTCCAACAGCACAGTGTCAACAGTGTCAAAGCCACAGCCACACTTGCAAGCAAATTCAGGGCGTTTAAAGTAAGGAGATACCTTCACTGACATTCTCCGCTAATAAACTGCATATTCAAATCTTGTTGGTTAGAAATGTTGGCAAGCATTCTGTCTTCTAATCGGAACAACGCAGCCGAAACAGCTTGAGTGTTTGAAGCTTGGGCATAGAACAAAAAACCAAATATGCTGCCAAAGACAACAATGACGGCAACAATAAGACTGCCAATTTGCGCCCAATTTGTTTCTTTAGGTTGACTGAAATGCGATAGCTGCTTGCTTAATCGTTGCATATTTTCAGTTTGATTAGCAAATCCTGCAACTTGCTCCCGCCCCAGGCCATCCATTCCTACTTTTAGCCCAGCAATATCAGTTCTAATTTCACCAATATCTCTGACGTTTCTTTGAGTAATATCAAAATGTCCTCCTCCGTCGTCCTTGTCAGTCATCCTACGCCCCATGTCCACGGCTATTATCCTTTGATAATTGCAATTATTTAACGACTTACGCCTTTAGTTTTTTCATAAGTTCTCATAGCACCTAATCCTAATAAAGCAAGAACTAAGCCTGTAACTTCATTTCCATCAATTGTTGGTAATAAAGGAACAATCTCAGTAGCTCGGTCAGACAAAGTTACAATACCTATTACAATAAAGTCTTTAATAATCCAATTGTAAAGTAAAGCAATAGCACAAATCCAAAGAAGGCTGGGCCTACCTCCTGCTACAAACCAATTTGTGTTTTTAGCAGATTCAATATTTGCCTGAGCTTGCATCATGTGTGGTTGAGCCATAAGTGCCTGTATCTTTAACGCTGCCGCTGCCCTTTCATCATCAGACGTAAATAAGCTGTCTAAACCGCCCATTACACTGTCAGCCAAGCTGCCTACATCAAAGTTTACTATTCCACTCATGCTTCTAATGCTTCGATGCGAGCAGTCAGTTCTTGCACAGCCTTAATTAAAATGGGAGTAAGACCAGCATAATAAAGAGATTGAGGTTCTATGTTTCCATCTTCATCAACGGCATCTTTTTTTCCACTAACTACGCTAGGAATAATAGTTTGCATTTCATGTGCTATAAATCCATGTTTAATTTTGTTTGTTTCTGAATCTTCTTTGTCAGTATATTCTATAGGGCGCATTAACTTGATTTTGTCTACCCCATTTTCAAGCAATCCAATTTCGTTTTTAACTCTATAATCGGAAGTGGTTCCTATAATTACTGGCCCAACGCCATCGACCCAAGCGTTTAAATTAGTTCCATTAACAGTAAAACCAATTGATTTTAATTGTAATTGATTTTTTTCCACAGATAATTGCTGATAAGCAAATCCCTGTGATGCGCTTGAAATTATACCTGTTTGACCGTTTGGATAATCATGCCAAAGAACTAAAGGCGCAACACATTCAACTGCATTTCCTTCAAATCTTGCAACAAGATTTTGCGGTGTAGGAGATCCTTCAGGGCCAACAGCGTTTCTTACATGAAATTCTAAAGCTCCTGCTGTTTCAAAGTTGTTGTCATATATAGAGCCTCGAATAGTTCCAAACGCAGTTGGTACTTCTTTTAAATTAGTTCCTGAAGCAAATGCTATGCTGCCTCCATTCCCAGGTCCATACGTAGGAGTTCCAACTTCTCTATTATCGGTAACCAATATTGAATGGACAGTGTTATTAGTAACAACTTGCGCTTGCTGTGGTGAAGCAACAACAAGCTGTGCATTATCTGTTCTTGTTGTTACCGTTCCTGCGTCAATTTTGTTAAACACATTAATAGAAGCTCTAGACGCTAATCCAAATTCCATAGTTTTTGTTCTATTAAGAGCATCTAAACCAGAAATAATAGAAACAATATTTCCACCAACAACAAATTCTCCCGCCAATAAATCACTATACCAACTGTTTGCAGTAGCTGGTTCAGTTACAAGCCCTATAAATCCACTGTTTGCCGTTATTACACCTGTTACGTCCACGTTTAAATCAGAAGTAAAATTAATCCAAGGATTTATTTGCCCTAATGATAAATTTACATTGGTTGTTGGATCAGTGTTGTCTGTGTTTAATATTGCAGTTCTTGGATCATAATATGACACAGAACGATCAATAGGCAGTCCAATATCTAAAGTTCCTGCCACGGTTCCATTTATCTCTATAAGATTTCCAAATGTTCCACCGTCAATCCATTTCATAATAGTTGTGCCAGCAACTGTAACTTGCATATTGCTTTCACTATTAAGAAAAAACCCTGTATTAGTATCTTCTGTAAAAGTTATTGACGGAGCCAATTCTGAACCATTTGCAAATTCTAAAGGTACATTCATCCCTCCTCGACCATTTCTTGATAAGGAATTTGTCAGCGCAGTTGCTATATCATTTAGGGTACTGTTTGCCCACTGAGTTGTTATAGTTGTGTCCGTTACAACAGGATTTCCTGCGGGTAAAGTGTATGTTCCTGTATTATCGCGTGACATTCGTTATTCCCCTGCGGCCTCTATAGCCATGTATTAAATTAATCTTCTGTAGAATATTCTGTTGCTTTTCCTGCGCCAACTAAAGCTATCATTATTTTTCTAGCCATTTCTGTTGAATTTTTTGCATTTACTAATTGTGCTTCATCTATGAATTTCTGAGGATCAAGAGACATATCTCTTAATGCTCTTATTAAAGCATCATACCCTTTGTCATCTTTAAGAGCATTTGCAACAACTCTTTTTGTGGTTCCCGCTAAAATTAAACTGCTGCTACCAGTAAGTTGTAAAGCAAATGCCGCCACTACAGAAGAAGCTATTTTGTCTACTTCAGATTCGGTTGGCTTTCTAAACGAACCATCTACTTGTTTTCTTAAATCGCTAACAACTGTCCTTAACAGCACTTCTTGCATACGATTTAATTCTTCTCCTTTTAACAGACCAGCTTGATTTAACCTATTTCTAAGATCATCAAATTTTTTCCGAGAAGCGGCATTCATTTTGCTATTGCCGTCAGTCAATACATCAGTTAATTCTTTTGCAACAGTCATCCTAAACGCATCTTTTTGCCCTGCGTCTGAAATTTCATTAAATACTTGACCAAGTTCTATAGCTTTTTTCTCAGTTTTGAACGCATTCTTTATAAAGCTAGAAGGATCATTTTCATATCGCCCTAAAGGAGTTTGAGTTATAGCTTTTTTCTCAGCATTTGATGTTCTTTCTAATGTTTCTCTAGTTCGCTCTAAACCTTCTAAAGACTTTTGCTGATTTCCAATTTGACGTTGTTCTAAGTTTATTGCTCTAGTTAATGCTGTTTCACTGTTTCTAACAGCTCTGTCAGCTTGTTTTTCTGCTTCCACAGAATTTTTAGTTAATTCTTCTAAGGCTTTTTGTTCCTGTAATGCTTTTCTGCTGCTTTCTAATCCTGGCCTACCAAAGTTGCTTCCAGCAGCTATTTGTTGTGCTGGTGTTGCCTCGCCATAATTGCCAACAACAGCATCGGTATTCATAAGTTTTTGTTCGGCTTTATAAGGGGCGTAAGCAATCATTTCACTATCAAACAAGGATAATTCTTCAGGGTTTAACCCATCCCTAATAACTTCTTGTACACGACTTCTTAATGCAGATTGTTCAGGGCCACTAATTGCGTTATTGTCGAATGATTTTGCTGCTCTATTTGCAAAAAAGTTACGCAAAGTCATAATAGCGTTACCTGACATTTGACCGCTAAACACTTCGTTTATATATTCATTTCTACTAAAATCTTCAGCAGTTTTGTCAGGGCGATCTATGCCTCTTGCGCGTCTAAATTCATCGGTAACCTTGTCAAAAAAGTCACCTAATTCTAATCTTGCAGTAGGAGTATCTAATGTTGCTTTTATTTGTGCGGCCAATTCATCAGGTAAAGTAAAGCCGCCTTCTTTGTTTTTGACTTCTTTAAAAGCATCAGTTTTCCAGTAATTTTGTACTGCGGCAAAACGCTCTAGCGGGTCATCCATATTTACACCGCTAGTAACTTCAGCTCGTTTTGCTTCTGGAATAGCATTTAGCGTTCGCTCTTTACCTGCTTCTCTAAAATCTGTAACGCTTTGCTGTTGGTTTATTGTCCTTTGTTGTATTTGATTTGCACGATCCTGCTGGAGCAACCGATTGGCTTCTAATTCGTCAAACTGTTGTGTTGGAGCTGTAATTGGCGCATCACGAACTTCACTTTCTTGAACGTTAATTTTGTCTAGCTCCGCATCCATTGCTTTAGTAACATCATTTGTTCTATCTTCTATTATTTTGGCGGCAGCAGTTACACTGGGGTCTAATATAGGGTTTCCTAAACTGTCAGCCGTTTCTCGCATTGGAATTCCAACACCTGAATCGTCAACTCTTAAAGGAAACGTAACATCATCTACAATTGCTTTATTTCTTTTTGCGTCTAAAACTTCTAGATCATCTATATATTTTTGAGTTTCAGCTCCCCCACCTGATTGATTTTTTAACAATTTTTCTACACGCATTATTCCAGTATCTTTTGCTACTTCTCCAAGTGTACCTATTGCCCCATCTCGCACTGCGCGGTCAACATCAATAATTAACTGATCTACAGTTTTTCCTGCTTGTTCAGCAAACAAATTTATGGCTTCTAGGTCTTGATCTGTGGCTTTTCCTTTTTTCAAAGCCAGCACAGAAGTAACAAGCCCAGTAGTTATTTCTCCTATATCACCAAAAGCATACTGGCCTAATCCCGCTGCTGTGGCTATAGCACCAGTAATTGCTAGTGCTTTTGGTGCAAAACTTCCAGGCTGAAGCCACTCAGCCGTACTTCTTATTGCATTTGCAATTTTAGCTTGCGGGTTTTGTTTAATTTGTTCTGGAGAATATAAAGGTTGTGAAAATTCATCAACCGCAGGGCCAGCAATAGGAATTTCTTTTAAAAAATCTGTAACTTTTGGGATTTTACCTAAAATAATATTAGCAGGAGCAGGTAAATATCGGGCCGCAGAAGATATATCTTCTTCAGTAACATTATTTACTCCTGGAAGTTTATTGATTGCATACGCAGCAGCAGTTTTACTTAAGCCAGATAACATTGAAGGGGCATCAAGAGTATCGCCATACCCTGAAGGAAAGCCTCCTAAAGCGTGTCTCGCGCTGTTAGCAAGACTAACCTCGTTTTCAGGAGCTACATTATTATTTTTTGGTGTAACAGATTCGTTAAAAAGAGCTAATTCTTCTGGCGTAAGAGTGCCAAGCCTGTTATTAACGCTTTCTGGCTTTAATAATTCTAGTTCTTTTTCCGTTAAAGGAGTAGCCATTTTATTTGTTCCGTATTTTATTAGTAAGCTTGCGATAAGCTAAGAAGCGCTTGTTTTTCTCTAGTATCAATAGTTCCGTCTTTAAGTTTTTTTCGCAATCTTTCGTAAACTTCTTCTACAGGCAAACCGTTTTCTTCCATTTCGGTAATTCCCATAGTCATATTTCCATTATTCCTTAATGATCCTAAAATTACCTGATCGTCATATCTTTGATTCATAACTTGTTCTGCTGCTCCTAAAGCGATTGCTCCATCTTTCTCTCCGTCAGCTAATGCCATTTCATAAAGGTTATTAGCTTGCATAGTATGAAATAAAAGAGTTTTAGGCCCATCTTTTGGAGAGGGGTTTAAATCGTTAATTACATATTTACCTTCATAATCAGAAATAGGTTTCAAATTTAAATCTTTTAAATCTTGTGCAACTCCTTCTGAACTCATTCGACGTATTAATCTTTGTGTTGTTCCAATTTCTCCTCCCTCAGTAGGATCATAGCTTGTAAAATCAGTAAACATTTGAGCAACACCTAGACCAGTAGCGTCATACAAATTGTCCCTTCTTAACAAAGAAGACGCACCAGTAATAGACTTTTCTGCGCTTAATGCGGATTCACCTGTTTCTTCTCTATCCTCTCTTTCTAATTCTCTTAAAATAACTCTTTGACCTATAAGAAATTTTCTTTCTTCTTCGCTTATGTCAGATTCTTCTCTTAATCGAGCGTTTAGTTTTGCAAGGTCTTCTCGCCCTCCTTGTCGGTATTCTTCTAAGGTCATTCGACCTTGTTGTTTTTGTTGTTCGCCTATTGCTTGGTTTGTACCTCCAGTTGTTGTAGTCTCTAATTCTATCCAATTTGAAGGTAATAACTCGCCTCTAGTACCTTTGTCTGGGCCTTCTTGTACAATGCTATAAGCTCTACCTTGAGGGCCAATAACTGCTGCCATTATGTTACTTGAATCATTAACATCTTGAACAGTAATTCTCTCGCCTTTGTTTCTATCATCTTTTTGACCGCTTTTTGTTAAACTATTCTTTTGGACAGCAATCTCGTTTCTAAGCCGATTTTGTTCGGCAGTTTGATTAAATGTTCTATCTTCATTTCCTTGTTTTATATTAAATCTTTTATCTTCTAAAGCTAACTTGTCTAATCGAATTTCTTCTTCTGCTGCTTTTGCCAGGCCAGCTTGCTTAGTCTGATCTACGTCTAACTGTGTAGCGTTCTGCTTTGCCTGACCTTCTAAATAGCCTCCTGTGAGCTTGTTAACTACACCCTCTAGTGTTTCACCCCAGTTAGGCTGTTGAAGCGTAGCCCAATTTCCTTGCCCTACCATTTTAGCTTCAGGCATACCCCTATCTCTTAAACTTTGAGCCATAGCTCTTTGTGAGGCGATATTAGATTCTTGACCCGCAAAAGTTTTAGCCATAGCTTCAGCATCTATTCTGGCATCAAGATCGTTAGCAAAGGCAGAAGTTGTGCCAGCAGTCATCCCTGCTCTTGCAGTATCTGCTCCAACAGATTCAACAGTGCTTCCTCTTGGGCTATTTATTGCTCGCGCAATAGCAGCTTTCATTCTTTGTTTTTCTAATTCTCGCTCAAAAAGTGCCACTTTAATCTCCTAGCAATGCGCCATAATTAACGGCTTTTAATCCACCTAAATCTACAGTGAATTTTTCAAAAATTTCATCTGCCATAACACCTTCATGAAAAAATAGCTTCATTAGATAAAGCTGCCCCGCCAAGAGTTGCCCCAGCACCAAGTAATGCATTCGTTGGATCACTAGCCGCCTTAGAACTGGCTTGTTGAGCTGCTGCTCCTTGATAATCAGCAGGTTGAGCGGCAGACGCTTCAGCAAAATTAGGCATCTGTGGAAGACCAACCTGATCTCCTGACATCAATGCGTTAATTTCGTTTAAGCTAAATCCACGCTGAGTCATAGCTTCTGTCAGTTGTTGCTGACGAATCTGGTTAGCATACGCACTATTGCCCATAGCTTGACCGTAATTCTGAGCATTAGCACTTAATCTCTGACCAAAAACAGATTCAGCATTTTGCCTTCCAGCTTGATTTGCACTCCAAAGAGCTTGATTGTTTTGGTCATTAAAACCCTGAGCTTGACTTTGCACTTGAGACTGCCAAGCAGCATCTTGTGGGTTTAGACCTTGATTTCTCATTTTTAATTCTAAAGATTCTCTTTGAGATTCTTGTTGAGGCGCAATTCTTGACTGTGCTTGGTTATACGCAGCATCTTCAGCAGCCTTTCGATCACCTCCAGGACGGGTATATTGCCCCATAGGAACTTCACCCATAGGACTAAGGCCACTCCAATCCATTTGTTGACCATATTCATTGCCCATTCGATTTACAAGCATTCCAGCAACATCGCCTTTTCCAGCGGCAATAGCTTGTTGTTGGTTTAATATATACTGAAGCTCAGGGGTTAAAGATGTAGTTTGACTCCACTGAGTAACAGGTTCCCCAGTTGAAGGATCAATTACTTGGCTATTATCCCAAGTTGTACTGCCATACGGAGTATATTGAGTGGGCCTATTAGCATAAGTTTGATCGCGAACGACCTCTCTGTTTTCTGCTCCTTGAATTTGAGCAATTTCTGCATAATCTGTATCGTCTTTTTTGCCCATTTTAATTTGCCCCTGTATTGTTAGTTGGATTAGCGTACCCGCTTACTGAAGGGTTTGCATAACCAGCAGGTGCTGCATTAGGCAAAGCATCGCTAGTGTAAATTGAATTTAATATTTTGTTAAACCAAGCTTTGTTGTCTGGAGCTAACTGTTCATCTGAAAGACCAAGCGTATATTCTTCAGGGTTAGTAATGTTTGCCCAATCAAACATTGTAGAAGGATCGCCTTCTCCAGTAGTAGCACTCCAGTCTCTAAATTTTTGTTGATCTAATTCATTGTCAAAAGCATCTAAACCTTTTGTGGCATTCATTATATCTAAATTGCTTGATTCATTATTAAGCCCATACCCTAAAGTATATGAAGAAGATGGCCCTCCTTCTGGAGAATCAAAAGGTGTTGTTTGTACCTCTGGAATTCCTTGCCCTCCATAAGCCCAATCCCAATTGTCTATACTAGAAACAAAAGGGGTGTTAGAAGCATTTGCTGCCGTTTCTCGAATAGCTTTTGCTTCATTAGCGTTTTGTCTGTATTCAGAATCTTGATTTATCAATGACTGAAGCTGACTTTCATAAAAACTGTTATCAGTGTCTTGATTATTAAAAGCATTCCAGCTATTGCTTAAAAACTTTGCGTTTAAAGCTTTTTCTTCTTCTGTCATGTTAATAGCCATTATGCTGTTTTCCTCTTTTCTGTTGATTCAAGAAGCCAAGGATTACTATCTTTTGAGATTCTTAAAATGATGTAATCTACTCCTTCATCATAAGCATCAGGAATCCTGGCAATTTCTTTAAATCCTATTTTTAAATCAAAAGCATGAGCTTTTTTGTTGTTGGCTGGAACTAAACCAAGTATATAATTTCGGCCACATACAACGTGTACATGGTAAGACACTTCTGAAAGCAAACCAGCTTTTATGCAAAACGGATTATCAATTGCTATATGAACTTGGCATGAAGATTTAGTCCAATTATCCATAACAACAATTCCTAGAATATCTCCAGAATCATCTTTGTAGGCAACTAAACCTTGCGAATCTTCAACCTGAGTTTGCTTTGCTCTTTTTGCAATCCAATCCCATTCTTTTTGTTCTGTTAAAGGCTTAAACTTTATCATTATAAAAAACCTCCAGAATTAAAAAGAATATCCCAACCTAATATGTTAATTCTTGTATTTGAATTGCCCTGCATACCAACAGCAAAAGATCGCCCAAGCCCAGACGCTCCATAAGTAAATGATTTTCCTTCTAAAGAACCGTCCCATTGAGATAAATCCCAAACAGCACTATCCCAAGTAGAAAGCGTTTTAGTTTTTACAGGTGTATTATTAGAAATATACTCAGAAATATCGTAATCATAAACCGCTTTTACTGTTATAGAAGAAGAACCTGCTAACAATCCAATGCTTCTAATAAACCCTACTCTGCTAAAATTAGAATGCCCAGCAGGGGCTTGAAAACTAGTTAACAATCTAAAATTAATTGGGGTTCCAATAAAACCTGTTTTTCTTAAACTTACAGCTTCAAATGTTCCTTGAAAATCTGCGTTGCCCACAAGAGCCATTTGCGAATTAGCTGATGTTAAAATAAAGTTATAGTTATAAACTCCATTTCCAAAACTTGGATTTGCCATTGTTTCTGTTCCTATTGAAACAGAATGTTCTCCAGCTACATTTGTTTTTATAGAATATGAAACAATGTATTCAACACCTATTTCAAGAGGGTCTACTAAATCAACTAAATATTGAGTTTCGGCTGTTTGAGTTCCATCGCATATAAAATCATTACCAACTACAGTCCACTCCGCTGGAACAACAACAGGACTGTTTTGAAACTTATTAGGACCAGGAAGCGTTACTCCGTCAGCAGCACCATCATAAATGTATACAACTCCGTCTTTTCCTCCCATGTAATATTCGCCAGCAAAAGAATTAGAGCCTAATATAGGCACTCCTTCCCAAAACCCCCACGCTTGAGTCTGCGTGTTCATGTTGTATTGCAAATATTTTTCTGAGCCTGACTTGGGCGTAATAATTTGAAGAAAACCATCTGAAGGGTTAATAACAATTTGCCACGCAGAAGAATTTTTTCCTGATTCAACATCTTCTCTTAAAAATCGAGTTATTTTTTTAGAAGGACTTTCTCCTGTTATAAACTCGCCTTTTAACAAAATATTTAAAGAAACAAGACCATACGTTGATAAAATATAAAGATCAGGGCCATAATCAACAGCAATTCTGCGGCTTGCTGGTGTTTCGCCAATAAAAAATATTCCTCTGGCAGCAAAAGGCGTATTTGGAGAAGCTGCTTCAGGGTCATCTCCTTGGTAAATAATAACGTCACCGCCACGACTAATAGCAACTAAATAATCGTCAATACCAATGCCGCTATCTAACGTCCAGTTATACAATCCTTGCAAATTACCGCCATGAGGCATTTTTGCGCCAAAAACAAATTTAGTTAACTGACCAGATACTGAAGCAATTGGCAGGTAATACGCATCACTGTCATCTTCTAAAATAACCCAAATGCGCTGCTTAAAGACCATGACAAAAACAATGTCTTCAACAGGAAAAAGAGTTCTATTATCAGAACTATCAGCAGTATACCATTCAGTATCTGCTATCCCGCCTACTGGCTGTACCCAGCCTGAAGTATTTTGAACATATTGCCACAGACCATTTAAGCCATCCGCATAAAACATATAATGTTGATTAGCATCGTTTGTAAACTCACAAGACACCCCATACCCTGCGGGATCATCATTTAAAGTCCAAGCAGCAGGAATAGCCAAAGTAGGATTTAACTCTCCTGCGTTTGTTACATCCCATATTCCTTCTGATGTAACAGCAAACAGCCTGTTAAAAGATAAGTTTCGTGAATTAGACTCAAAAGGAAGAATAGTTTTTACATCATTGTTAAGAGTAGGATCATTAACACAATTTATAGCCCATTCACGGTAACCTTTACGCAATCTCATGCCGTATTCGCTAGGCATTAAATTGTAAGTGTAAATAGCATCTTCTGGCGGCATCATCATTAAAGAAGAAGACGCATTAATTCCTCCAATTGAAGCAGGAAAAGTATAACTAGCAACCGTTGGGCCAGAAAGCTGCATCCCATATCGGCCTAATGTAGTTTTTCTTTGGTAACTCATTTACAGCATTCCAAAAACTTTCATCTATATTCCAAAACCAGTGTCAGTAGTGTTTCCATAAGGAGTTATATAACGCATACCTGATCGACTCCTAGAAGCACTTAATACTTGTGCGCCAGTAGCTTTGCCAATGCTGGCAGAAAACAATGTGTCAAACTCCATTGCTGCTGCTGCATAATCAAAACCTTTAGCTTGCAAGAATTTTAATTTTAAAAACTTTATAGAAAGCAAAGGATTTAACAAACACACGTTAGTTCCAGAAGTAATAGTATCTAAAGTAGCTTCTGTTTGCCCTTCTTCTGCAAGCCAACTTCTGCTGACATATTCAAAACTAATTTCCATTCCGTCAGGTGGAGGGTTAGGAAATAAATCTAGTTTTCCGTCTAATTGTCGAAAAGAAGCATAAATAAGTTGATTGGTTAAGTTTCGACCTTTTAAATACGTCCATTCTTGAGCAGACAAAGGGCCGCCAAGCGGCAGCCTTCTGCTTTTATCCCAACCTGTTTGATCTATCATATAATTAAAATCGTCAGGCAAATTATAAGAGCCAGTATCAGCAGGTGTTGTAACAATAGAATGAGTCTTTGTTAATACAGGCCAATCATTTAAATCACACAATTCCTGTCCAGATGAATTCAATAAGCCCTCTAATTGAACAAAAGTATCGCCCAAGTCTGCTACTGCATCAACGGAAGGCAATAAGCCAATTTCAACCGCAGCGCGATTAATAATGGTATTTACATTCAAATATCGGGCCATGCTTTATTCCTCTGTTAGTTTTTCTGCTTTTTTAGGACGACCGCGTTGTTTAGGTGCGATAGCATTTTCTTCAAGCATTTTTAAGCGAGCTAACAATTCAGCATTAATATCGCGTTGCTCTTTAAGAGCTTCAATTGCTAAACCTTCTTCTGCGCTTTTAAGATAAGCTTCGGCTTTTTGTCTAAGTGCATAAAATCCTCTAATATTTTTAGCGTTTGTGTCGTTAACTGAAACAAGTTCCTGAACAGTAGTAATATTAAAATACTTAAATTCTTCTACTTGCGCTGCGTTAACTCCCGCCCATTCGCTTAAAGCAGTTCCCTCTGCTTGAGGCAAAGTTTCTCTGCGATTAAATGCTTCCCAATGCCTAGGAAACCTAAGTTTATCTTTTGGTCGAACTTCTCGATATATTGCTTGGTTTCTTTGTCCAGGAAACTTAATGCTTATAAATGTCACCATTTCTTGAATAGGCAATCCAGCCTCTTTAGATTTGGCCTCGTTAGTTTTAGCTTGATTTTCAAACTTTACTAACAATGTCTCATCTCCTGCTTGAGCATTTCGATTCATTGCTTGATCTGTTGCACCGTAATCTGCTTCTGTAATCATAATTTTCGCCTTTTAGTTGTACCCTCTTTGGGGCTTTGTTAAGGGATTATTCCCAGTAATTTAAAATTTATTTATGTAATTAGGTTCTATACATTTAATTTGTTAAATAACAAAATCATAACTTAATTCTCAATTCGCCTGTTGGGGTTTGATAAGCATCACCTGTAGCTAATGATCCCGCTGCTGCTTCATCAGCAAAAACTGGCATTCCAGGCATATTCAGCACTGTGCTGTTAATATGCAATTTTGTAACTCCACCAACATCTATATTTAAGCGATTATTCGGGCTATCCCAATATATGCGAGTGCCGTCATCTGAATCAGCAAAGCCTTTAAAATTCTGTATACTCACAAATGTCCAGTCTACTCCTCCGTCAGACTGAGTGCCGCTAGTCCATGTTGGTGGTGTACCGCCTGATGTGCCAAGGCTAGCCGCTTGGTAAATGCGTAAAGCGTTGTAGACATAATCACCTGATGCGTAAACTGTACCACTGAGCCACTGAGGCGCGCCTTTAAGTTGCGAGCAGGTCGTGTTGAAATATATAGACTGGTCAGCTTTTAACGCGATAGCTCTGTCTATTGTGTTAGACGTAGAAAAGTCAATACCGTTGCGCCAATTACCTGTGAGCTGTAAACCTGAGTCTATTGGTTCTGAGCCGTAAGATTGACCACGCAAAAAAATCCAAGCCTGATCTTTGCCGTTGTCTGGCGCGTTCCTGCTCATATTAAACACGCAAGCCTTGCCAGTCGATGAATGACCATTATCTTCAAGGTTCATTTCTATGTTTTGCATGACTACATTAGGCTGTGCTGTCCTTACTGTTCCAATAAGAATGCCAGAAGCAGGTACTCCGCGCATCATTAGGATGTCTGGGTCTTGTGTGTTCATAAACACATCCCAGCGTCCGACCCATGCGCCTCCCTTGCCAACGTGAGACACAATGCGCGTGTCCAGATTCCATGCTGTGCGACCACCAGTAGTAAATGAGGCCGCGTTTTTACCGCTTGCAAAATAGCCGCTAGATCGTTCACCCGATAGCTCAAAGATCGTAGTAAAGTTTCCTTCAGACTCTGGCGTAAAAGGTGGATTTCCTGCTGTATCCTCGCCAGTAATTACATACTGGTATGTGTTGGGTGTCTTAAAGTCTCCATCAAATGCCTGAACAGGGTTATTACTTGCCCCTACATTAGCCACTGGTTCATGAATAGCGACAAACGTCTTGCCTCTTTGGGTAATTACGCCACTGTCTGTTGTCAGCATAGGCGACTGGCCTTGAGTAGCCATTGTGGGTGTTGTGGCAACACCTGTGCCGTAAACAGGCGTACTGCCATTTTCTATTGTCACCGTGCCAGTAGCGGCCACTGCGGCCTCTATTGCGGCAGTGTCGTTTGTAACACCATCACCTACAGCTCCGTACTGTTTGGCGGCAACAAACCCAGTTGTAAACAGTTGCCGCCATTGAACGCTAACGCCATCAATAAAAGAGCCTCCGTCTGCTGTGCCTGTTCCTAAAGCAACTGCTACAAAGGTCATCAGTCCAGCATCGTTTCCAACCGCGTAATCTGAGCATTGCACTGTATCACCGACACTATAGCCAGTAGCAAGTGCCATCTGCGCTACTGAAGGAAAAGACGCTACTATTACGTTTGTTAATGACGAGCCGTCACCAATAAAAAAATCAGCTTTAATATTTCCAGAAACTTCTAATTTTTCAGTAGGATCGGTTGTATTAATGCCTGTTTTAGACTGAGTAAAATACAATTGATCTTGATCATTTTCGCCTATAAATACTGATGGCTTGTTAATAGACATACTGTCTCTCATTTAATTTGTTAAATAACAAAATCATACTCTAATCTTTAAATCTCCACCTAATGTTTGATAAAGATCACCTTCAAGTAATCCTCCTGTTACAGCATCGGCATTATTAGCAAAAGTTGGCAGTCCTGGCATATTTTGTTGCCCAGTGTGTTCAACTGATGAGCCGTTATAGCTTGACCAGAATAATCCTGGGTCTGGAGATACATAGCCATTTTGTGGCGTTGCTGGCGTAGCGTTGTAACAAATTCTGTGGCCTTCAGCCATGTTCAACGCACTAAAATGCAATGGTTTAGTAGGATCAACAGGATTAACAGTATTAACAAGAACTCCAGCACTGCAATCAAACGCAGCTTTGGCTGGCCCTATTGCTGTATAAATAACATCAATATCCGCATGAACTGTTGTTCCCTGACTTCGGCCCATGTAGCAAAATTGATCTGCATGATAAGCGGGTGCGCTTTGATGGCTTACATCATTCTGTCCATTAGCGTTAAGCAACACTACAATGCCACGCATTGCTACAGTCTGATAAGCGTTATCTTCTAATAAAATATCGCCCCAGCCGTATAGCGTTACTTGATTTGACCCCGCACTAATTTGGCCATCGCCCATGCCTACATTATTGTGGTCACCAGAAAATAAATAAGGTGCTTCAACCGTTGATCTATCTGCTGGTTTTGTAACAAACGCATTTGAAGTTATATTATATGCGTCACCTTGGCCTCCGTGGTTCATTCCTAATCTAAACGAAGATACTCTAGTGCGCCCTTGACGCGGATCACCTGGTGCAATAGGAAGAGCAAGTTGCTTGCCCCATTGATTAATTACACGGATGTCTTGTGCTTGCCCAGTAATTAACCCTACATAATCTCCTGGTTCAATTTGAGGGCTAGGATCATCTGCTGTTTTATTCGTCTTATTAATGTCGATATATTCTTTTTCTTGAATAGACAATCGAGGGAACCAATTACTGGGTGCTAGAAGATCAATGACAGCCTTTGCTGACAGTCGAAAGGTACTATCGTCTCCGAAATCAAGTCTAGAATAATATGTGCCATCAGGTACTAGCCAGTTCTCGTGAGAGCTGTTCTGGATAATATTGAATACGGCTGTATTATCGGTAACTCCATCTCCAACAGCTCCGTATTGTTTAATTGACCGTATACTAGCAGTAAACAATTGTTGCCACTGAACGCCAACTCCATCAATAAAAGCGCCACCGTCTGCTACACCTGTGCCTGTTGGTACTGCTACAAAAAACATAACGCCCGCATCGTTTCCGACTGCGTAGTCTGAACACTTTACAACATTACCGACACTGTATTCAGTAGCAGCCGCCATTTCTGCCACTGTAGAAAAAAACTCCGATGACAAATCAGTCAATAATGAGCCATTGCCAATAAAAAAATCAGCTTTAATATTTCCAGAAACTTGCAGTTTTTCAGTAGGATTAGTTGTATTTATCCCTGTTTTAGCTTGGGTAAAATACAATTGATCTTGATTGCTGTCACCTATAAATACTGATGGTTTATTAATAGACATATTGTTTCCTGATATTTAAAATTATAAAAAAAATAAACATAATTACGCAATGCCTTTATTATTAATCATCTAGCGGAAACTCAGCATACTGCTCTGGAAATTGCTCTCTATGAGCCGCTTTCATCACCTCTGGATCAGGAAATGGGCCTTCAACAACTGCATCATCTCTATAAGAGACAATCGTTATGCCTTCTTCAAGCTCAAACAATGCTGAGTTAATAATCCAATTCCCGCTAGTTTTTGTGAGTATGCTCATGGTGTAACTCCGTCTTGGACAGTCCAGCCATATGTATTAATTAAATTTTGTTTTGCTGTATCTGCTGTACCGCCTAAAGTAAGAATGCTAGTTCCAAATGTTGGCGTCATAGCTGGAATGCCTGATGCTTGCGCTTCCCAGTTGACTAGCAAGTTGTCGTACTGGGCGGTAGTCATCTTACCGACAGTGAGGAAGTTGATGAGGTCGTTAGTGCTGTTAAGCCCTGTGATAGCCCAATCCTCTACGCCAACTATGCTGGTTAATACAATGCACTGTCGGAACATATTACCCATATTATTTACGAGTGATGTATTAAACGTAGATACGTCTATGCTTGTTAATCCAGAGCAATCGTAGAACATATAAGACATATTCAATACTTTTGATGTATTAAAGCTAGATACATTAATACTTGTTAATCCACTACAGCCAAAAAACATAGCGTCTGTATTTATTACACTGGATGTATCAAAGTTCGATACGTCTAAACTAGTTAATAAAGTGCAACTGCGGAACATCTCAGACATAGTCGTTACTGCTGACGTATCTGTTGACCCCGCGGTAAACTCAGTCAGGTTAGAACATCCTTTAAAAGCAAGATCAAGCCTTGTCCAACCAACAGTACCCAGATTCAATACTTTTTTGAGCTTAGGTGCTGAAGTGCTATTGTTTAAAAAGATATTCGGAAATGTTCCTGTTATGCTAATAGTATAATCACCTGCGGTATCGTATGGATGCACAAACCCTGTAGGTGACGTGATCGTTTCTAGTGGGCTGTTATCACCCCAGTCAACTACGGCATTGAATGTAGCACCCTGAGCAGGTATGGTAATAGACTCACCGTCGACAGTGGTAGACCACTCCGATACAAAAGCATCAGGATTATTAGATTCACTAGTAACCCATCCTTCTTCTAGCGTATTTAAGTACGCAGACCCAGTTGTAATGGGCGTAGCTGTATACACAGGATTTCCATTAACATTTTCAGGATTGCTTCCTGTTGAAATTGCTCCAAAATAAGCAAACACGCGGTTTTGCCCGCCAGAACTTGCTGCTCCTGCTGGAGAATAAAGAGGTTGCGAAGAATCCCATGTAGTAGCTGTATTGCCAGTACGTTGAACATCAGCATAACAACCTATAGGACAAGCTGTTTGAGGGGTTCTTGCAGTTGGAGCAACATTATTTTCAGGAATTCCTTGATCTAATAGCGTCCAATTCATGCCAATGCTATTAGCACCTGTAGCTTCTGGCAAAGCACCGCCATCGACATTAATGCCTATGCCAATGTTTTTGCCAGCACCAGGATTAACTCCGTTATACCATTCAGCATTAGGTGTTCTAGCTCTTGCTAAATCACCTCCCTGCGAAACAGACGGATAATAAAATGTTCCGTTAGGCATTTTTTTTCCTTATGCTGGAGGAACGACTGAAGTCCAACCTGATGTAAGATTTGCTAATGTTGCATCACCGTCAATAACTGGATAAGCATCATCTGCTGGAGTTCCATCTGCTTCATTAGCTTGGTTGGTAGCAGTATTAATAGACATTAATGGCGAAACAGCACTGCCATTGCCATAAATTCCACCAGAACTTTCTGCTCCTTGAGTTGTATACAAAGCTTGAGTTGTATCCCATGTTGTCGCAAAATTTCCGCTTCTTGGCACAAAACCTGTTCCACCAATCATTTGTGATACTTGAGGGGTTCGCGCAACTGAAAATTGGTCAGCTAGTGTCCAGTTCATGCCAATACCGTTTACAGGTATTGTAGGAATAGAAGGCAAAGTTCCACCAGCAACATTAATTCCAAGTCCATGAGCATTAGAAGCTCCAGCGTTACCGCCTGTTTCCCAAATTGCTTGAGTAAGATTAGGGTATTCTGCTTGCCTTGATGCAGCAGCAGTCAAATCATCAAAAAATGTAGGGCTTGCGTTATATGACATATATTTCTCCAAAAAGAGGGGTATTTAGCCCCTAAAGAACAGGAAAGGGCAGATGCCCCTTCCTATTCAGGCGAACAGTTAAGGCGTAATCATTGTCAATCGGCCTTGGAACTGCGCTCCGCTACAAGTCAAGTTGCCAGCCCATGCAAGAATTTGCACTTCAGCATCTTGGTTGGTTGCATATCGACGGTTAGGCGATAGTGGAACCATGTTGCGGCCTGAGTGTGGACGGTAATGCAGGTAGTCAGTGTTCAAGAAGAACGCTGTACCAGCAGGGCATTGATCCCCAATACCGCCATCAAGCACTACATCAGAATCCATAAACTTAATGCTAGAAAAGCCAAGGCTACCAGATTCAGGAGTAGTAAAACGCTGTTGCGCTTGCAAAGAAGCACAATACGTACTCCATGTGCTGTTATCCACCATAATCAGGTCAGGGCGGTCTGTTCCGCGAACCTGCTGAACCCACAAGTCATTCATAAGACCTTGGATAGTGGCTGGGTCTGGATCAAGAGCTGAAGCTGACACCATTGGCCGCCAAAACTCATTACCAGCAGTAGCGCGGTTAATGCCGCCATAAATACCAGCATTTGCAGCAGCAGGAATAGCTGCATCAAGACCGTCAATTTGCTTACCGCCAGCAGAAGAGCCGTCAGAGTACAAGCCAATAGAGATCAAGTTAGACAGCGTTGATTCAGCAACTGACAAACGAGCATCAAGCAAATCAATCATTCGCTCACGACCTGCGTTTTGCAGCATTTCAAGACCAGAAATAACAACAGGAACGGCTGCTTGCTTAATTTCAAAGGTAGCCGCACTAATAACGTCACTTACACCAACAGGCAAAATGTCGTAACCAGAATACCAACCGCCATTGCTGTTTTCAGCAAAAGACAGTTCTTGCATGATCTGAGAACCGCCAGAAAATGTCTTAATTTTGCCTTTTTGAGACAAACGCATAAGAATGGCGTTGTTTTGTGTAACGTTATCCGCAATAGTACGACTGCGAGATTGAATGGTTGTAGCGAGAATGTCGCTAACATTTGGATTTGCCATGTGGCTATCTCCTAAGTTAAAAGGTAATAAAGTTAATTACTTTTTATCCTGTCGCTTGAATGACAAGACACTTAGAAAAACCGCTTGAATGGCCTTTCAGTTGTAAAGCCGCTTGAATGGCTTTTTGTTCATGTATCCCTATACAACTCTTTGCATAGCTAGAGCTGTACAGAGAATATACACCTACTGACTACATCCGTCCAGCATTGTCCCAAGCAGAGTTTAAGGCCGCTTCTACGCTATTAGGTGAGCCGCCTGACATAGAGCCGCCTGAAGTCCCATAAATGCTAGAAGATGCTTTTTGCTTCTTTTGCACTAATTGCTGAGAATTTCGAGCAGACAGAATCTTGGCAATTTGAGGATGACCTAAACAAGCAGCATTATAGGCTTCTTCCATAGACATATTTCGGCCTCGATTTGCAGACATATCTAGCAAATCAGCCATTTCAGAACGAACATCATTATAAAACTCATGTTGAGAACCAAAATTATTTACTTCTCCTGCAATTTGGTTTTGAGCTTGTTGTGCCTGAAACTGTTGCTGTTGTTGAAACTGCTGCATTTGCTCTTGATAAGGAGCAACGGCTTGTTGTACTGCTTGCTGAACTTGAGACTGTTGTTGAGATTCCTGAGAAGGAGCCTCCCCTACCAGCATTGAATCTAAAGTTCGTATATCTACACCAAATTGTTTAATAATCTGTGCAACTGCTTGAGCTTTTTGTGGGCCTGAACCCATTTGAAGCTGAGAAGCTGTTTGAAGAAGTCCTGGAAGCGTGTTTCCTGCACCTCCATTCATGGCAAACAACTGAGCATAAGGAGCCAATGATCTGTCCATAGATTCAGCGCGTTTAGCGTTAGCACCAAACTTTTGAGCCAATCCTTCCATTCTTTGTTCGTTACGAGCTATATGTTCTTTAATTGCAGTAGGCGTATTAGCCCATTCTTCTCTGGCTTCAGGAGACAGCCCAGCAGGAGATTGATCTAATTCGTTGACAACTGGCTCTAAGCTCTCAGTTTCAGACTGTACTTCTACTTCTGGCTCTTGTGGAGCTTCAAACGAAACTTCTTCAACTTCTTCGCTTTCAGCACTGTCCCAAGCAGCAGCTAATTCAGCATTAATATCATCTGAAGGTTCTTCGATTTCTACTTCTTCTGTTACTTCATTTTCATCAATCATTTTAGTTCGCCCTTTCTGCTCTAATTATAGTCTCGTAGATTTCCTGTTTACGAGCCTGTGTCTCCTGTAACGTATGCTCGCCACTAAGGATTCGTTGTCGTTCAGCCTGTTGTTTTTTTACTGTGGCTGAATCAAATTCTGCGCTGTGTACAACATTATTCTTTGCGTTATGATTACGCAAAGATTTAGCATCGGTAATAATGCTGCCATCTACAGGGCTGACATAGGGTTCGTGAAACCCATGTATACTATGGCTAACCGTTTGAGGACGGTAATAGCTGTCAGCAGGAACAAGTTTGTGTGTTACTGGGTCTTGTATGTAACGCGCCATTTTAATTCCTTATAAAAAATCTGCAATCGCCATTACAGTTTCCATTTTTGTTGGTTCTTCATCGTATGCTATTCTTTCAAGCCACGGAGCTAAACCAGAAGGATAAACAAATTCAGCAGGAGAACCTTTTACTGCTCTTTCTCCAGCCCTTATTGCCGCTGCTAACTGTCCTGTTCTAGCATTTTTAGGTGCTTTTATTTCACCTTCTCTTAACGCTTGCAGAGATGAAATTATTTTAGCCTCTGCCTCTTGCGGTGCTAGTGCTGCTGTTCCGAGTACGCCTGAGCCTGTTGCGCTTGCAAGATATGGGCGCAATTTTTTATTTATATCATCAAGACTAACCCCTAACCTTTTTGCTTCATCAAGAGTTGGCTTAACCATTAAAACAGGAACGGAGTTTGCCCCTGCTTGTTTTGCAGCTAAAGCCCTGTGCCTTCCTTCTTGACTTAATCGTTTGCCTCTTGTGTAATCAAGAGTAAGCGTCGGAAATTGTTCACCTGCTCGCATTTTTTCTGCATAATCCGAAACCTTTGCTGGGTCAACACCATTCATAACATCGCTAGAAAACTCTTGGTCAACAAGTGACATATATTCATCTGGCGACATTTCAGTCATAGCCGACTCTAAGCCTTTTTGCTCCCTAAAATAATCGCGTTTGTAATTATCTCCCTCTAAACTTTTTATTAGATCGTCGTAAAAAGGCATATCTGTAGTTGTTTTGTCAAAAAAAGCATTCTCACTTTCTGCCGCCCTTTGCTTTGCCGCTGCCCTTTCTGCTGCTCTTTTTGCAGTAGATTCAGGGACTCCTTCCCTAATTAATTTAGCTAATAGGCTTGCTGTTGCCACTGCTAGTTTGCTCTATTTCTATTTTGAGCATTAATCTCACTCATTTTAAGATTATGCTTATAAGTTTCAGATTCAATGTCATATTCATGGTTTACTTCTTGAGAAGCAATATCAAAACGAGCTTGAGCTTCCTCTACCGTAATATTGGCATTCATAGTTGCTTGTATCTCGGCTAAAGACGATTCCATTTCTCTGGCTATTTCCATTAACCTTATTTGAGACTGAGATTCAGCAATTGTCTGATCTTTCTCGGCATCAACCTGCATTTTGTAAATCTCGCCTTGAATTTTGGCTTGATGGGTCTGCATATCAGCTTGTGCTTTAGTCTGAATTTTAACCAGTTCAGCTTGTTGTTTTTGTTGCGCTCCTTGCAACTTTATTTGTTCAATTTGCATTCTCAATTCTTCTGGGCTTGGCTCTTTAGGCTTATCACCGCCTTGAGGTGCTTTCTTAGCTTTATCAATAGCTTGATCTAAAGTGCCTTCCAGATACTCTGCGCCTTTATAGGCAGCAAGGCTCCACTTCATCAGTTCCATTAAAATAGGCAATGATCCTGGAATAGCTTCTGCCGCCCCAGAGGCTGCTTGAATGTATTGAGACATAGCCATAATGTACTCTGACCGTTCTGATTGCATTTGAGCGTAATCAATCATTGCAATAGATTCAGGACGAATATTTACGCGCCAATTCACTTCTTTGCTTTGCATTAAATCAATAGCAGGGGCTACTAATGGTTTATCGAACTCAGGCAAAAACCCTGCGTTTGATTGAGAGACAATACTTTCTTTGCTGTAATGTTTAGAAATAACTTCCGCTTTAAGACCTTCAAGATCAGCCGCAAACCGAGCAAAATCTTCTTGCAAAGCTTGAATCCCAATACTGCCCATCTTGGCTTTAATGGCTTGAGTGCCGCCAGAAGTATACTGGTCAGTATTGCCGCCACGCATAATGTCGCTCATGCCTGTTATTTCATACAATTGCTCTGTTTTGGCTTGCTGTACAGCCTGTAAAGTCTGAATAACGCCTACAATTTCTTGAACAGGAAACCATTGTATTACACCCTGTAAACCGCCTTTCTCAGCAAACATAGCCCAGTTATCTACAGGTATAAGATCGTTTTCTATGCCTTCTTTAAGCATACGCCCAGCAGAATCTCCAGCAGACTTGTCATATACGCCTACTACTTTAATAGCGCGAGTAATTGTAGCTATACGACTTTGAAGTTCATCAATTTCATTGTACAAATCTTGAGCAAAAAGAAAATCTGCTTTAGGGACAAACATTGTTGTCGTTGGGTTTGCAAGCATAGGACGGGGCATAGGCCAAAAACCAGACAATCCAAGAGGGTCATCTTGCATATCAAGGATCAAATCAGCTCCTTGAGAGTACCAATACACCTTTTTATTCTTTTTTTCCCAAATTTCCCAAATTTCAGCCTTTTGGATGTTGTCTTTTTGCTCCGAATCGCTGCTGCCAGAGAATTTGTCATCTCCACTGCTTGTTTGGTGCTTATATTCAATATCTTTAGCTATGTCTGCGCCAAATCGCTCGCTAACCTCTGATTTTGTCATCCAACTGCGAAATCCCCACCAAGGAATCTCTTTCCACGTTCTGCCCCAGCCCCAACATACGTCTTGCCAGTGAATGTAGTCTATACAAGCTTTTTCATGGTCTAAAACTTCTATTTCTTCCATTTCCATTGTTTGAGGGTTTAAAACTTGTTCTCTTTTGGTTTTCATGTGATAACGGACGCGAGCAGTACCCATTCCTGGCAACAATCTGTCTTGAAGTGACGCTTTTAAAATAGTAGATAAGTCTTCTCCGCTAGGCTCTATGTCAGATTGAAGAATACGCTGAAACATAAGGGCAGCTACGCGAGCAATATCATCATCGGGATCAGAATGCTCACGACTTACATCAATTTGAGGGGTATTGCCGTAAAGCATCGCCATTGTTGTGCTAATGTTCTTGTGAAAGAGGTTAAGAGTAGCTCCTCCTCTAGAATCATCGTAAGCCCCTTGCATATTGCCTTGACGCTCATCAAGATAACGCTCCACAACTTGAACGCCTTGTTTTTTATATCGTCTTAATCGTTTTTCACAGGCATCCATTTCTTTTTGCCAATGTTGATGCCATTGCGTTGGAGACTTCTCTTTTTTAAGAGGAGTCATCTCAACAACAGTTGTTTCTTCTATATCAATATCAATATCCACTAGGTAGTCCTTGTGGCTGATTAGTTTGAGGAACACTTGCTGACATTGTTGCTCTTGGCATTATTGATTGAGGCGCAGAATTCATAGTAGAACCTGTCATTGGCGGCCCTGAAGGCCCAGACTGTGCTTGCGGCATTCCTTGTTGACGCATTGCTTGTGCTTGCATCATTTGAGCTTTCATTGGATCAACTAAAGGTGGCTGCTCATACGGCTGTGGTGGCATCTGCCCCATTTGAGATGGTCCAGGCATCATGCTTCCATCAGGCATCATGTGCATAGGCGGCTCGCCCATTGGAGGCTGCTGAGGTGGCGGCTGCATAGGTGGCTGCATAGGTGGCTGCTGAAGTGGCTGCATGGGTGGCTGCATGGGCGGTTGGCCCATTGGAGGCATTCCTTGTGGGGGCATTCCTTTCATAGCATTATCCTATTGGTTAAATTTTAATCGTATCTTACAATTTACAGTCTGTCTATGTTGCAGCATTGCACTAAATGCGGATAATTGAGCTTTTCCAGTCATCATTATTTTTAGATTTCCATAAGTCATCTAATGTGTACTCAGGGTTTTTAATCAAAGGAACATTTTCTTCTTCATTTTTTACAGCTTTCTTAACAACTTCAGTAACTAAAGAAAAATATCTAAAACTGTCAGAGCCGTTAGAAGCCCAGTCATGCAAAGGAGAATTAGCATATTGTTGAGTTTTTTCGTTAAAAGATCGCCTATAGGCTCGCAACGCTTCAACTCCGCCATGACAGGTAGCTTTATTGATTCTGCATTTAGGCATAATAAGCCTAGCAGCATCAATGCCATGCTGAACCGCTAATTTAGGAACAACTTTACAAGGATAGCCTTCTTGTAAGAATTGCTCGACTGTAGACCTTCCTGTTTGCAAAGACTTGGCTTTAGCATCATGAGGTAGCCAAATGTCAGCATATTCATAAGGCTTATCTTTAAGCATCGTAAAATAAAACTCTAACGGTTGGCTGTCATGTTCTTCGTAGTCAATAAGGATAGGGCCATCAGGTGTAATCTGCCAAAACCAGAACGCTGTAGAGTCTGAAAAGCCTAAGTCAGCACTGACATGGACAGTCTCTACTGGGTCATACAAGAATTCCCCTATTTTGCCGTCAGATTCCATTTTGGCAATAATATCTGAGTAATACGATCCCTGAACAGCCGCTTCAAACGAGCATTCCATTTCTTGTTGATATTGGGCATCGCTCATTTCAGCCCTAGCTTCTCTTAAAGAATCTTCGTCAAGAAGCCCTGACTCACTAGCTTTGAGGGTCATGTGATACCAGTTAGGTTCTGCTCTGGCTCTTTGAACCATCTGATAGAAGTGGTTTTTTCCTTTGGGTGTTCCAATAAACACAGCCCAACCTTTTCTGTCCAAGAGGGTTGGTAGGACAACCTCGCCCCACAAAGACGGTCTACAGTCACCGTACTCATCCAGAACAATGCCGTCAAAGTACAATCCCCTAAGAGCATCAGGGTTATCAGCACCGTAAAGAGTAATTGTTGAGCCGTTGTGTAGTGTCACCCTAAGATCAGATTCTCTGGGAGGGCCACGCCTAATACCTTCTGTAAATTCTTTTAAGTATTCCCAGGCTACTTCTTTAGCTTGTTGTCGATAAGGGCCGCAGTAGGCAAACTTTGCGCGGGTCTTTGTTGTATAGAGGGCGCGGATAACCAGTTCACCAATACAGGAGACTGTCTTGCCAGCCCTTCTGTGGCAGACCATTGCGCTGAATCGGGTGTTGCGACCATGAAACGGCAGAAACTGTTCGCGGGGTTCATAGGTTAAATGAAACTCAGAACTTGTTTCATGTGGATTCAAACTAGTAACCCCTTATTGCTTGGGCCTGTTGCTTTTGTCGGTTAATGGCAGCTCTTTGGCCGCGCTGGGGTAAAGACTGTTTTTTATCTGATTTCTTAGCAGGTTTATTAGTATTAGAATAAACGCGTTGCTTTTGACTCTTAAAAGGCATAACTAGCGCGACTTAGCCACAGCAAGAATCTGTAGGACAATGGTTGGCACAATAAAGAACTGAGTAATGTGGCCTAGTATATACGCCCAATCCTTACCAAAAACAGATTCCTTTGTTAATACGGGAAACAGATACCGCAAATTCTCAACGTCCATATTTGTGTAGCTATGGCCTACTTGTGCAATGCACCACAACAGCCGAGTACCGCACTGCCCATTGCCTTCAGTAGTAACGTAATCTTTCTTGGCAATCTCTAGTCTTTCTTTATATGCATCTATTTTATGGTACGTATTCATTTTATGTGATCTCTTATCCATCTAGTCCTGATCGAGGCAAGTCATTACTAATGCGTATGTTAACGTCTCCAACCAAACCCTGAGTGGGTTGTAGATTAGGAACCATTTTAACAAGGTGATTAAGATATTTGCTGGGGTTTTCTCTAGCCCACTCTAATATCCAGTCTTCACCGCCTAGTCGCATAAAAACATTAGAGTAAACACCCATGAGAGGGTGCTGAGAATGCAGAGAGTTAATGACAAGCTGATTAGCAGATGAGTCAACATTTGCACGTTTATCTCCTTCTTCTCGCGCTTCTTCTTCCGCTAAAGCAATGTTTGTTTTTCTGTATTCTCGAATAGAATCATGGACAAACTCAGTGTAATCACCACCACTGGCTTCCATTAACTCACAAGTGAAATCAAATAATTTAAGACTCTCTGGCCTTTCCTCATAATGATCGTATGTATCGCCTACCCTGTCCATACAAAACCTTCAGTTATCAAATAATAAAGTCAGCTCTAAGCCGCAAAAGACAACGAAGTGAATCTTTATATAGCAAAATTGCACAGAAGTCAAAACGCTATCTGGAGAATACCGAAAAGTCTAATAGAGAAAATGACGGGAAAAAATAATGAAAAATATATGGATGAGGGTTTATATAAATATAACAACTCGTTTCAGAAAGACCCCGACCCCTTCTGTCGCCAAAAGCTACATGTCGCCAGGAGCTACACGTAGTCATCGGTTACATGTCGCCAGGAGCTACATGTCGTCAGATGCTACACGTCGTCAAAAGCTACACGTAGTCAGGTTAGACATGTCGTCATAAGCTACAGATGGCAATACAAGCGGGAATGACCAGGGGTGATGGATTGCAACCAAACCGACTTGATTCTAGCTTGAGCTATTATCACAATTATTCGCCTATATATAGTTGCATTACAATAATGATAGTATTATAGTGATTACCAGGCGCTGGCCTTTCCAGTGATATTCGAGGTTTTGACAATGAAAAGTATCACAGTACATAACGGACTAGTTTCGGACCTGAAACGCTTAGACAGTAGCATAAACGGCAACCCTAGATTCCAGTTTGTAATTGACGGTTATAAAGTAGTAACTGGAGTCGATTCTATGCATGGCTATTCAATCCAGAACCTGGAAGGCAAGCATTGCCGAGCTGAATTGGGCGTTCATTACGGCCGAACAACATTGAATGCAATTAGGGAGGCGAAAGCGCAATGAACATGAAAAATTTATATGATTTCATCGATGATATTATCGACAACAGTGTAAAACCTATAGGCATTCACTATGCTATAGAGTATTCGCTAAAATATTGCATGACGCTTTCGACTTATAGCGCGCGCCAACAATTACGACAACACTTATACAATAGACAAGTAAATAGGAATCAAAAAAATGACTAATAAAACATTAGAGATATTAGCAGGTCTTGGGGTTATGATTTTGACTGTATTTTTGGTCGTCATCATGTTTTATGGGGCGACATCATGATCAGTTACCCTGAATCCTGGCATAAAGCCGAACAATCGAAATGCGCAAAAGCTACAGACATTAGCTTGCGTTTTATTATCCAGGATTGTCGCGCAGCTTTGGCCGCTAATCCTGGCAACCCAAAAGCTGGTCAATATATGGACACTATCCACTATTGTTATCAGGAATTGAAAAAACGCGAATAGTAGTATTCAAGCATTCTATAGCCCGCCATTGTGCGGGCTTTTTAGGTAGCGGCAAGCCGATTGATATTGTTAGACACATCAACCACTAGGAGCACGACAGTATGAGCAATCTACCCGAGCCAACACAATCGCAAGGTGATTTATGGGATCGATACTGCGTTTACGTAGCATGCGTACAAGGCAGCGGCGAGCACGTTAAATCTTTCGAGGAGTGGTTAGAATCATGAAAATTCAAACACTGGCAAACATCACGCAAGCTATTGGATCGCAAGACTATAAGAAAGCTATAATGGCAATCGATAGCGCACTAATAGGCGAGCACGGCGCACACTGGCATCGCGATTTCAAAAAGCTTAAAACCTTCCTATTAGATGATAACAGAGCGCCTCTATTTACTATCATCCGAAAGGAAAGCGGCGAGGGTAAACTTGGCAAGGGCTTTCTATCGTTTTCAGTGTTGCCCGACATTACATGTCCTGGCGCTGGCGATTGCCTGCAGTATTGCTATTCCTTCAAAGCACATCGATATCCTGCAGCATACTCAAGGCGAGCCCAAAACACTGTATTAATGCAAACAAAAGCTGGGCGCGCTCAAATCATTGCCGCCATTGATCACTTGGCATCAAAGCGTACAGGTAACATCGATTTTCGCTTGTATGTCGATGGCGATTTTAGCAGTGGCGGTGACGTAGCGTTCTGGATGACACTGTTAAAAGAGAATGCATGGCTTCAAACCTATGGCTACAGTAAATCCTTTCTTGAGCTACTAGGCTATGACGCGGCGCACAATTGGCCTGCTAATTATCTGTTAAACCTATCAGAAGGTCACAAGCACAATCAGTCTATTGTGGACCTGGTAAGCGCCCTACCAATTTGTCGCGGTTCTTTCGGCGCGATCCTTACAATTGGAAAGCACAAGCCAACACAATGGAAAACAAGCGCCTACCGAAAGGACATTCTAGCGCAACACAAGGCCAAGACTGGACGCAAAGCTTTCGTATGTGGTGGTAGGTGCGGCGCTTGTATTACTCGCCAGGGTATTAACATGCATGCATGTGGTGACCGTCAATTTGACAATGTCGACATTATTATCGCGGTCCACTAGAAGCGTATACACTGTTTTAAGTGTACTCAATAGCACTATAGCGCCCCTTCACTGGGGCTTTTTAGGTAGTACCGAACGGCACGGTTTGCCGTTAAATAGGAATCATTAAACAGAATAGGGGCATATGATCATGATTTTTGATTACTCAAGCAAAAAAGACTTAAAGGCCAATATAGGCAAGCCATTAAAATATCAAGAAACTAGCCTTTTTGGGGCGCAATATCTGGATAATGGCACATTGTATGGTTCTAACCGTCCGCATATGACTGGGCATAAACGCGAATTTTTTGCGAATGTCGTAATGAAAAATGGGCTAATTGAAAAGGTAGGTTAAAATCATGGATATAAACAAAGAAACTTCTACAGTAAAACTCTCGGCTGCTGACATTATTGTAGACGCAATGCTAGCAGGCAAGATCACTAAAACTGAAGCTATTGTACTTCTTAAGGCGATTGGTTTTTCTAAGTAAATATTAGACGTTAAAAGGAAAAACAATTATGCAAATCAAAAAAACAATGCTGCACCTATCAATTGAGATGCAGCAAAAGAACAATTATGTTAGGGCTAGCTACCCTGGCAAGCTATCTGACTGGATTAAATCCACATTAGATGATGAAGTGGCACGGTTGAAGGCTCAGGTAGTCAATAAGCTGTGAAAAATTATTTGCTACAGCCCATTTTAGCCCAAATAACAAAGTTACGGGCTAGAATGGGCGACAACACATCGCCAGCCGCTGAAATAGTGGCAGGACGTTACGCTAATGGCTCAAAAATCAGGGCCAGCGTACATAATAGGCGTATTTTACGTTTAATAAACTTAGAAAAACGTGCATCAATTCTATTGACTGAGGATTTTGAGCGATTTATTGCTAAAACTGGATTTTAATTATAACTGACTAGATCGGTAGAATTTTCGCGCACCATTCGCCTGTATTCCTCCCTATAATGCTTGGCAATTTCTAACCGTATTGGCTTAGTTGTTTTAAAAATGGCGCGTTTCTTTTCGCGTAGTATATCAAGCCTGCCCTCCCCAAATTCAGCTAATAGCCAATCATTAAAATCTAACGGATTTTCGGTAAATTTTCTGTGGCATCCTGAGCATAAACAACAACAATTTTCCACGCACCAGCGCGTACTTTTATTGGAACGGCCTACAATGTGACAGCATTCCAGACCCTGCACTAGACCCGCAAACCCTCGATGACAATGTTCACATTGATAGCCAGCAGCATGACGAATGCAATCTGAAAACCATTTATCTGCACTATCGCGTTTAATTGCCATTTTATGTCCCGTTAGCTAAAAACACCGCTTTAGCAAATCCTTGAGGGGCTGCACTGCGAATATTAGCACGTTCAGGACCAGGGGATTGATTTTGATTCTCTCGGCAAATCAGGCAAAACCACTTGTAACTCACTGGCTGCCCATTTCTGTAAGCCAGTTACCACTACATCAATATCATTATTATCCATATTTTCCGTAGAATTGAGTGCTGAAACGGCTTGTAAACAGGGTTTGAATACATTTTCTTTAAATCCTGCCGCGGTCCAGGTGAAAATAATGGCTTCCCGTTCACTCAATTTTTTCAGTGCTACAGCCTGATCCACGCCTGATTGATTCAATAAATCCGCCACCATCTCGAACCAACTGTGTAGACTTCCACGTTGTGACTTTGTCATACACGCCTCCAGTTTATCCGTACATGGCTCTTAATTAACCCCTCCCAATCTGATGGGGCAGAGTTTAAAATCGCGCTAGTGCGCTCCCTGACGTTTTTACGCCCTTTTAAGGCTAATATCTGGGCCGCATAATGTCTAGGCCGTTTATTCACCATTTTTTGCTTAACCACTTCTTGGCAGGTGTTTTATATATATATCGAGTCACTGTGCCTTGCGCAGAATTATTCTCAATTTTAGTCAATAAATTACGTTCGCACATATCTCGAAGCAATCCAGTTGTGTCCGATGCGTTAATTCCAATTAAGCTGCTAGCCGTTGCCGCTGAAAATGGACTTTTTGACTGACAGCATTCGCTCTCCAAAATTTTAGCGATTCTTTTTTCTCGACGCTCACAAGTCATGTGTACCGCACCCCGTTTTCAAAACATTGCCCATATTTCTCAATAAAATGTTTACGCATTTCAATATCGCCTATGAAATTGTGGCTAAGGTCGTCCAGGCTAGTCATGTCACGGGTTGCCAGAGTTGCGCTCTGCTTTTTTTCAGGCGAAAAAGGTGATTTACCGCCATTTTGTTGCGCTCTTGATAGCCAACTATTACAAAATTGACCCATTTTAGTTTTACGCTTGGCAGGATTGGCATCACACCAGCCAGCCATTGCATTTAACTCTTGATAAACGTCAACATTCGGATATAAAGACTGCCACTTGAGTATCTGCGCAGTATCAGGCTCCCAATAACTTCCGTCCTTTCTGATTATTGCTGTCATTTAATTCTCCACAGTTCGTCTAATGAGGGCTATTGTTGCCCTATAGTATAATTCGCTTAGTCCAATATCATCCAGTAATCAGCAACCATTTTAAGCTGGTAAGACTCGCCCCATACTACTGGCAACAATCCGCTGTTTATCCCGCCCTCATAGGTCGGATGATAATTCTGGCTTTATTACGCGGCTGCACCATGAGACAGCACTGTTTAAACAGGCGTGACTGTGGCGAGAATGAACAGTAAGAGAGGTAAAAACTATCAGACTTGCAATGTTGATAGTCTTAGGTGTAAAATCTATCTCACTGGTCTTGCTCGCTGTTGGACTATAAGCCAGTTTTTGATCCTAAGTCAAATGCTAGCGACTAAGCCCCTTAATTGGGGCTTTTTTATTGCTGTTATTTTGGTGCTGTGTACTCCATCAAAAGTTTAAATTTTACAACAGGTATTTCATAGAGCTGCTCTGCCCTGTCACTTTCCCTCTCCTTTGTTTTGCGCGTCTGCTCAACAACATTATAGCCTTCTCGCAGCTTGCACCACATCAAGCCTGTATCTTTCCAAAGCACTATCAAAACGGGAGGTATCTTCATATAATTGCCCCACTTTATTAGTTTGTCGATTTTGATTTTACTAATTGTCAAAGCATCGTACCGACCTATTGAAGTAGTGGGCCTGTGCCTGAATTCTACGATAGCTGCGACAACTTGCAAATTGTTAATCTGCTCGGAAAAAATAAAATCGAAAGGTGAGTATTCATCCCGCATATTAATTGCAGTTAGATTAAAATAACTGCTTATGCAATAAGAAACGTCTTGCTCTATTTTTTTTGCTGCATCAAAGTCACGATTATTGTTAATCATGATTTTAGATAATATTCAGCAACCAGCTTGCCTTTTCTATCAACCATTATTGACTCTATCTGATGTCCCTTCCCTCTGAGATCAAAAATCCTAGCGGCTAAACGCA